CTGAATGATCCTCAGTGACAATCACAGTATTTCCGTCACAAGTAATTTCAAACATTTCCTTCACAACGTCATGACGCATTATGTTTTTTACTGGTCGAGTTTCTAGCTTGAAATCGGGCGAGACTGACAAAGAAGTCTGCCCCGGCAACAAGTGCTTTATTTCATCACCCGACCCTCGAGTTGTAATGTCTGAATATTCACATTTATTCCAGTATTCTTCAATGGTGATTTTCTCGCCATTTATTTCTATCAGGCTATCACCAGCCACGCTGTCGGTATCGGCGTACCCAACATATTCTTTATTGGTGGACATGAGTTTGTTCAGATATTGATTCAATTTTCGCTCAATCCATTTAATTGATAGCTGTCCGGATAGGGTGATTGCCTCAGCCACACGCGAATCGTGGAACTGAAAAAAACGGTTTGCCAAGGCTCCGTATCCTGAATTTGCCAGTCGTTCCAACACTTTCGTTAGTAGTGTTGCGCTTTCGCTGCTTACATTTTCATGCAAGATCGGACTATATCATCACCTGTTCTAGGTGTCGTGCGCTTCGAATGGACTACCATCCTACGAGTACAATACTCTAGTCTCTGAACCTTTTCTGAATTAAATCAGAACTTGGCTGCTGATTGGCATATCTGGGTCACAGACTTAGCTTTCCAGCAATTCACACGATTTTCATTGGTTATTCCTAACCAATGCCTCCCAAATTAAAGGATCTTCAGTGCCATCTGCTCATTATTCAAATTTGAAATGCTATTGGTGGGCGAAGCATATTCCTGACGAAGTTCTTCGGTGCTTTTTTTTTTCATATTGATTCCTCATTGAGTTTATTCTAACATATTTACTATCTGGTGTCAACAACTAATACCTCGACTTTCCAGTTCAGTTTTCAGGGTTTCTTTCACTTGTTCCAAACGTAGCATTTCTTTCTTGACTTCCTTGCGCGTGGCATAAATGCCCATCATCAAATCAGACATGACGCTTTTCTTGTCCGTTCGGAAAAAAGCACCATTGCCAGCCATTGTCATCTGACGACCATCAAGTTCCGACAAGTCAAACTTCTTTTCTACCAGTTTTTGCAAATCATTCAATTCAATGTATCCTTCCATAGACTCAGGTGGTACGTATCCCAAGTCTGGTGAATCATGAAAATCTACCAGCGTTTCTGTTCCTATGTTATATTGTGCAATAAGGTGAGGATATAGTGAGTTCAAATCGAAGGATAAAACCCATTCACGCAGCTTCCCTATTTCTGGTGTCTTCACAAACGCGCCAGCAATTCTACGCTGTTCACCACCATGCGCACGCTTGACTTTTGCGTATTTGTTTCTGTCACGAAGGTAGTTGAAAATCAATGCTTCCCAGGACTTCACTGGTGAGAATGTGTCGGTGTAATTTTGTTTGGTCAAATATCCTAGTGTATAAACCAAGTCAATCAACCTCATCTTCTTGTCTAGACGATCAACCAGCCTGGTATCCTGGGCGCCATACGTCACAAATTTATCGAAGTCCGTCTCATACAACTTGTGGAGTGTACCCACTTCTGAATAGTCTACTTTCCTATCACCTAACTCAACATGAGCAACATGGTCTAACTTGTATGATTCCAAATTAGCGTAGGTGTATTTCTGATACAAGTCAAGATAATCTAAAATAGCAACACCATCAATAATATGAGTAACTGCATCTTTGCCAAAGTTAGACCGATAAGTGGTTTCACGCACATTTTTCCACGGTGAGAGTCGATCAGCTTGGTTTTCGCCTAACACCATTTCTATCCGGTTGCAAATGTAAGGAACGTCAAATCCTTTGATATTCCATCCAGTCATCACGTCAGGACAATTCACTTCCCAATATCCAACAAACTTCCTGATCAAATCTTCTTCATCAGCACATTGAACATAAGCAACGCCTTCTGAGCCAGAATAAGGTTGACATCCCCAAATCCTCACTAGACCATCATCAAATGAATCCATAAGCTGAATAAGGTTAATGGGGAATCTAGCGTGTTCAGCGTCAGGAAATCCAGCAGACGGAGGGACATATACTTCTATATCCACATTAAAAACACGGATTTGACTAGGGTCAAACTCAATTTTCCCGGGATATTCCTTTGAAATGAATTGTGAAATCCAATTATTAGAACCATACACATCAAATGAACCTACATCTTTGTACTGTTCGATGAGATTCCGTGCATCAGTCACGCTATCACATTTCATCCTCGCCAGTGGCACATCATCCATGCCGGTTGCAGTTTTATCATGTGGACTATTGGTAGGAACAAACAAATCTGGTTTAAATCCTCGATGTGTTCGATTTCTACGTTCACCATTTACCACTTCACGCACAAGGAATCTGTCACCACGTTGGGATATGCTGGTATAAAATTTAGTCATCAAATTCCCTCACAAGTCTCTGTATTTCTGAATTTCTGTTTCTAAATGAATAATTTTAATATCAAGACCAAGTGAGGATAATTCCTCCGCTTGTTTTTTGTCACTCTCAACAAACACGTCAACTTCATCCTCCAAGCAACACAAGACATGCGTTTTATAGCACGCGGATCGTTCTATCCTATCATTGCCATGATACACTTTCTTTGGCTTGATTATCAAGTTCCTATCAATCCAATCTGAAGTATCTTTCATATCTTCATATGGACGACCAGTGATAATAACGTAATCTCCTTGAGGTTGAAACAATGGTTGAATGTAGTCTCGTCGGAAATCAAGCTGTTCTCTGTTTTTAATTGTCACATCGCTGAGGAATATACCGTCTAAATCATATGCTATCATGTATAGAGTCTACCATTAAATATGATGTGTGTCAAGGGTTTTCCTTCCTGATACGTGATTCTAAAATCAGGAATTTGATCAGTGCGTCAACCTTCGCATAAAATTCCATAAGAGACCCATCATTCAGCAACCGTTGATCACCTTGTGCTTGTTTAATACCTGCTTCACTAGCATGTTCGCGCACTATGCCTTCACCTAGTTCAGGGCGATCAATGTGAATGACCACGCCACCATTCTCACGAATCCACGTTGCCTCATTTTCAAACCGAACATCCGTAACAATAAAAATATTTGGGTCAGTTTTCATTTGACTCTCACAACGTTTCAACCAAAAGTCCTCTCGAAATACTTTGCGCATACACTCAGTACCTACTTTCTGAGCAATTTCTCTGGGTGAGATTCCCCAAAATTCATCAGGTATTTCTTTAAACTCCACATCATAAAAGTGATGGAGCGGAATATTGAACATTTCTGCTGCGCCACGTTTCAACGGGTCCGCCAGTGCGTATGTTTCTACATCTTCAAAATTAGAATGAATATATTCTGCCGCAGTATCTTTTCCACAACGGGCTTTGCCGTGTAATCCTATAATTTTCATCAAGTCCTCTCAAATACTAATTTTCTCATATCTTCCAAATGGTTCTGCGTAGCTTTCAGTGAACCAGCAGAACCTGTGCCTTCCGATGGTCGAAATCCAAAATTCCACAGACTATCGACGATTTCCTGACAAGTCTCATAGTCCAAGGAAAATGTTGGTTTTTGGATGATGTCAAGGTTGTTTGGTTTCTTCATCAACAATGGTTGTGCAATATATTCTCCTATCCTAATATGCACATCAATTCGTTTTGACCAAGGTCCTTGTTTGTCTAATGCTAGTTCGAGTTTATTTTTTAGTTCCATAATATTGCCTCACCAAATTTACTGCCATTTTATGAAAGTTTCCATTGAAAAATCTTCGGATGACATATGTTCTGCTCAAGGACAAAAACGTGAAGAACACAGTAATGCCAAAGCTGGCACCAGCATCAAAAGGAAGTCCGAAGAATGGTGCCACAATGAACACCCATGCTGCCCACGATATAAGGAATCCGCTCATGGTGCCAAGGAGAGATTCGACAAACGATTCCAGTCTACTTTGCTGCAATGCCGTACACCTCAAACGCGATCTTCTGATACAAATTATCCCAGAAAATCTTGTCTGTGTTCTCAGGAAATGCTGATACTTGAGCCAGCGTTTCTACTTCTTCCGTCAACGTATCTAATTCCGTCCGAACTTCGTCAATCTTCAGCTTTCCTGTTTTTGCGTTCAAAATAAAATCAGTTTCATCAAGAGGGAATGTATAGGTTCCTTTGGTGAATAAAGATCGAGTCTGATATCCTACGCGCAAAGCATGAGAAATTGCCTTCCAATCTACACCATCATTTTCCTCCGATTTCATCGCACGCTGCCCATATTTGTTTAAAAGCTTCTTCATGCTTTCCTCAAACTGTGAAACAGGAATAGTGTCTTGAAATTTCCTGTTGCATACCACATAAAAATGTTGTTCTCCAGTAGAAGGATGGTTAGTTGTTTCAAAGTTTAAAAACTCACCCACTGGCAAGAACTGCCCCCAATCACCCAGCAATGTTTCTTTATCACGCACAGAATCACAAAATTTAAGCGTTTTGCGCACAGCTGCCAAACGACTACCACGAATCCCATAACGATTTGCTTGGTTGCGGAGATATCCCACAAAACTGTTCATCGACTTGGTATATGCCTTGTGTCTGTTAGCAACAATCATATCCCACGCCTTTGTGCTATAGTGAATAGCCGAGTGTGGCGCATGAAGCATATCCAAAATATCAGTATTGCCTTTCTTGCAGCCATCAATGAATTTCCATAAAGAATAAAACTTCCTATCAACATCATCAGGTCCATTCTTTTCTTTCGTTTGTGGTGTAAGATTAATTGTATTCTGGTCACGCTTCATAATCACGTCTTCTAGGCTTGGCATATAAACACCCATATAATCTTTGTCTGATTTGGGTGTTGCCAAGCCATATAAATGTGAGCCAAAATCCATTTCTACCAGTGTTCCTTCAAAAGTTTCCATCAATACTCCTTATGTACCGCGTATCCTTCAGATACCATCAATTCGTTGATATTTTTACCGTTGACAATAATGGTACCTACAGTTCTACCATATTTTCCGCGCTTGTTGAACAGATTGGATTGCAACAACACAGAATCACCCGGATGAAGAATTGAT